GATATGCCACATACAAACTACGCTGTAGTAAACATGATTGCACAATCTAATGCTGACCCTGCTTCTGGAGGTAATGTGGATTGGCAAATTTGGCATACATCCACTACTTCAAGTGTTAGGGTTACGTCAGCAAATAATACTGATGTTGCTTCTGCAGCAGATCAGTATTTTAATTCAATTTGTGTTTTTTGTTAAAGAAACTTATGAAACTAGCAATTTTCCCAAATGAAACAACCATCAGTGTTGTGGTTCCTGCTCCTAATTGTGAATTAAGCCTAGAAGAAATTTGTGTCAAGGATGTACCCACGGGAGTACCCTACCGGATCATTGATTCCAGTGAGTTGCCAGCAGATAGAGAATTTAGAAATGCTTGGGAAGCAGATTTTACTAACCCAGATGGATATGGTGGATAATGACCATTTCAATTAACTTGGATAAGGCCAAGAACCTCAAGAAAGAGAGTCTTCGTAGTGAGCGCAAGCCACTTTTGGAGGCACAGGATGTTCTTTACATGAGGGCACAGGAAGCAGGAGAGGATACCACTAGTATTGTTGCAGAAAAACAACGTCTACGGGACATTACCAACTTGGTGGATAGTGCTTCCAGTGTAGAAGAACTCAAAGCCATTACGATAGGAGCTTGAGATGCCAGGAACACTAAACGTAGGTGGTCACGACATCATTACCCATAGTGGCACTGCAGGGGCAGGGGATGTGACAGTCAATGTGCAGAATCGTCTTGTATTGGATAGTAGTGGGAATGTTGGGATTGGAACGAGTAGTCCTAATGCAACATTAGAAATTGGTGGAACAGCAACTCCTACAATACGATTACAAGAAAGTGGAGCAGGGGCTAAGCGTTTAGAGTTAAGCATTGACGATACTTCAGTCGGCAGAATTAAAGCTAATCAGAGTGGTGGCGCACTAGCGTTTGACACTCTTGGCACAGAACGAATGCGGATCGACTCCAGTGGGAATTTGTTGGTAGGGACGATAGTGGTAACTCCAAACCCCGGTGCTGTAATTTTTCCGTATGGGGGTATTTCTCTGGGCAACAACGCAGGTTCATCTGGCTTTGAATTTGCTACTTTTAGGCGCAGCGGAGTTCAAATCGGATCAATTACACAGAGCGGAACAACGGGGGTTACCTATGCCACCTCATCCGACTACCGTCTAAAAGAAAACATCACAGAAATTACAGATGGAATAAACAGAGTTAAACAACTCAATCCATCAAGATTCAACTTTATATCTGACCCAGACATAATTGTTGACGGGTTTATTGCTCACGAAGTTTCTGACATTGTTCCAGAAGCAGTGTGTGGTGAAAAAGATGCAGTAAATGAAGATGGAAGTATTGATCCACAGGGCATAGATCAGTCTAAACTTATCCCATTGCTAACAGCAGCATTGCAAGAAGCCATATCTAAAATTGAAGCTTTAACCACAAGAATTGAAGCACTGGAAAACGCATAACCCATTCAAAGGATAAAAGATGGCAGGTGAATTACAATTAGGAGGAACCACATTAGCCACCCATACGGGAAGTGGAGCTTCTGCAAGGATTAATTTGGATAGTGGGTTAGTATTTCCTGCTGGGCATGTGATTGATTTTAAAAGCTCAATAATGAGCAGTGAAATATCTGGAGTTACTGCAGACACTTGGGTTGGAACAGGATTAAGCATTAATATAACCCCAAAGTACACAAACAGCAAGATGGTTATCTGGTGTAGTGTTGGTACATCAGTAGGGGCAACTGTATATCATCACGCTTTGAGAGTTAGAAGAACTGGCCCTGCTACTACAGATTTACATATACATTCTGCATATACTAATGTTGGATACAGCGTTGGATTATCAAGCTACACAGTAACAGATTTGCCTAATACTGATGATACTCAGTGTACATATGAGCTTTATCATTATGTAGATAATCAGACAACTTCACATTTTTTCAATTATGATTCAAATTTTGCTTCTAATGCCAGTATGTTACTTATGGAGATAAAGCAATGATAAGAGTAATTGATGCATTATCTTCATTAGGCATTGAAAATATTGTGGTTTATGGAAAGCCTAGCAATGAGTCAGAATTTAATAAAATGGCTAAGAAGGTTATTGGTAAAGATGAAAATAAAAATGCAATACTAAGTAGTGACCCCAATGATTTTGGCGTCACTTGGAGTCAAGTAGAAGCTAAGAAATTAGAACTTGAAGCAGCAGAACCAATGAGATTGCTTAGAGTTGAAAGAGATAGACTTATTGCTCTTACAGATTGGCGTTTTCGCAGTGATCTAACCCCATCCCAAGCCTGGATTGACTACTGCCAAGCCCTGCGAGACCTCCCTGCAACTGCCACTCCTGCATTGGATGAAAACGGGAACCTAACTGGAGTCACTTGGCCTACACCTCCTACTGAGTAAATTGATGCCGTATGATTTCACACTGCAAGATGGAATTATTCAACACTCTGACACCTTTGATGGTGTGCATTATATGGATGCAAACCGGAAGGGAATTCTGGTAGGCCCCATTGAGATTAGTGGAACCCTGTATGTACAGGGTGATTTGAATGTATTGAATGATATTGACATTACAGGGACATTGGACATTACAGGTGACGGTTCATTATCAGTGAGTTAAGAAATCAATGGCAAATTATAACTACACGGTTACCGTTGCTTATAGTTCCTTCTATGGTGGCAATGTTTATAGCCTCAATGGAACAGAAAAACCTGCCCTTAACTTTGTCCCAGGAGATACAGTTACCTTTGATTTAGGTGACTCTTCCACTGCAACCCACCCCCTTGTTCTTGGCCCAGATCTACAGAATACCTCTACTGCCTACGGAAGTAGTGATGGAGTAACCTATACGGTTACAGGAACCACCTACAATGACTATGCTTCCTATTCCAGTGCCTTTAGTACTGCAAAAGGTTCAAATTCCAGTGCTGCTGTTTCCATAACATGGGTGGTGGCCTCTGGGAATGACATTAGTTCCTATTATTTCTGTGGTGTTCACTCTGGAATGGGGAACACGGCAACCGTCACAGGTGGAACAGATACGGATGCACCTACCAATGGAAGTATAACCATTGACTCTGGTGCAGCAAGCACCACTTCTACAAGTGTGACCTTGGCCTTGAGTGCCAATGATGTGGTTGGAGTAAATGGGTATTATGTATCAGAGACCAATAGCACCCCCTTGGTTGGGGATTTTACTGCAGTTTCGGCAACCACTTCCTATTCTGACAATTCTGTTGCATTTACACTTAGTGCAGGAGTAGGAACTAAAACAGTATATGCTTGGTTTAAAGACACCTCTGACAATATAAGCACCCCTGTTTCTGACACCATTAGTCTAGTTTCTACAGACACCCTGCCACCTACCAACACATCCATTTCATTAGCCGGAGGTGCAACCTCCACCAGCACTCAAAGTATTACCGTTGACCTTGCTGCTACAGATGATGTGGGAGTGGATGGATATTATCTATCTGAAACAAATTCTACCCCTGCTGCTGGCAGTTTTACTGCCATTTCTCCTGCAGTTTTGAGTTATAGTGACACCGTTAATTTTTCACTAAGTGCAGGGGATGGACTCAAGACGGTATATGCGTGGTTCAAGGATGCTGCCAATAACATTTCTATTGTCACCAGTGACACAATTACTCTGGCCTTGCCAGATACAGTGTCCCCTGCCAGTGCAGCAATTACATTAGCAGGAGGTGCGGCAACAAGCGTCACTTATCAAACCACTGCTACCATTTCGGGTACAGATGCTGTAGGCATCACAGGGTATTACTTATCTGAGACAAACTCTACTCCTGCACTAGGGGCCTTCACTTCTGTTTCTCCAACAACCTCCCTTTCTGCAACTGTTAATTTCACCCTATCTGCTCCAGATGGAATAAAAACCGTATACCTTTGGTTACGGGATGCTGCAGGGAATATCAGTGCTTCTGCAAATGATAACATCACCCTAGACACTTCTGGGTCAGGAGGTGCAGACATTATTGCACCTGTGATTAGTTCCATGACGATTTTGCAGTCCTCTCCTGTCAGTTCACGTTCCATTACTGTCAGAATTGCAGGAAGTGATGCAGTAGGAGTTGCAGGGTATTATCTATCTGAGTCCATCACGACTCCAACTGCTGGTCAATTTACTTTATTTAGTGGAACCTATCCTACAAGTTTTACAGAGGACATCACCTTTGTATTGAGTTCTACTCAAGGAGACAAAACAGTTTATGCATGGTTATTGGATGCTGCAGGGAATATTTCTACTCCTGCAAATGCAACCATCAACTTAGCATCCTCTGGTTCTGGAGAAGGTAACTTCAAAATTAGAGAGAGTTTATTACAAAGTAGTTTACCTGGATTTGCAACTGCCAGAACAATGGCATTGAATACAAACACACTTGCTTTTGGCCCTCTACAAGTTTCTAATACTGTAACCATCAATGGTACTTTTGCAGTATTCAATGATCTAGATATTGTAGAGAATGGAATTGTTAACGTGGTGGGAACACTGGACTTGAGATAACTATGGCAGGACAACTGAAAGTCAATGGCGTAACTCTCGCCACAGAAGAAAGTGGAACGGTAACCCTAGAGGCTCCCCAGATCAAGGACTCCAGTAACAATGTGATTCTGGATCAAAGTGGAACCAATCCGATTCTCAAGAATGTGGAGGTGGTCAACAATTCTCCCATGATGTTCCGTAATAAGATCATCAATGGGGATATGAGGATTGACCAGAGAAATGCTGGAGCTAGTGTCACTCCTACCGGAGATGCGTACACATTGGATCGTTGGTCAACATGGGTATATCAATCAAGCAAGTTTTCTGTTCAGCAAAACGCTGGTTCAGTAACTCCTCCAGTCGGATTTAGTAACTATCTTGGTATTACATCAACTTCTGCTTATTCCGTTCCTGCAAACGAAGGCTTTGCAATAACTCAAAAAATTGAAGGTTATAACGTAGCTGATTTGGGGTGGGGTGCTGCTGGAGCTTTGACGGTTACTTTATCTTTCTGGGTTCGTTCTAGTCTCACGGGTACATTTGGTGGTGCTATCAATAATAGTGCGCAATCTCGTTCATACCCATTTACTTATGAAATTACACTGCCTAATACTTGGGAATATAAGACAATCACAATTGATGGTGATACCAGCGGGACATGGCTTACCACTAATGGCACTGGAAGTTTTGTTAAGTTTGGTCTGGGTGTGGGTTCTGATTTATCTGGAACAGCAGGATCTTGGGCGACTGCCAACTATGCTTCATCTACAGGCGCAACTAGCGTAGTCGGAACAAGCGGTGCAACCTTCTACATCACCGGAGTTCAACTTGAAGTCGGCACAGTGGCAACCCAATTTGAGCATCGGCCCATTGGGATAGAGTTAAATTTGTGTCAGAGGTATTATCAAAAAAGTTATGATTTATCTGAAAAACCTGGAGGGTCAGTAACTTACCCATCTCAGGGTACTTTCTTGGGTACATATAATGGTTCTGTATATGTCTATTCATTGTATAACTCCACTTATAATCAAAGGCTACTAACTAATATCTCGCTTAAAACAAGAATGCGTAGTGCTAGTGGTCAAACGATTAAGATTTATAATCCTTATAATGGTGACCTTAATAATGTAATGCAATCTGGTGGAGGTACTAGTTATTCAACCACTATCGCAAATTATAGTGAATCATCCCCTAGTTTTTATGCAACTGTTACTGGAAATTCCTACGGTAATGCCGTTGGTGATATTTACAGGTATCATTGGGTAGTTGAAAATGAGTTATAAATTAAAAAATAGTTTTGACGAGTTGTCGCAGACAACTTTCACATATTTAGAACATCCAATTCACGGGATGATAAACATGAATGAGAGCAATCCCTACTACCAAGAATATCTTGCTTGGCTAGCAGAAGGCAACGAACCACTACCCCCCGATGAACCGGAGACAACAGAATGAGTGGAAGTATTAAAGTAGGAGGCCACACTGTTTTTGTACACACTGGGGCCAGTGGAGCAGGAACCTTGTCTGTACAAGGTCAGAATGGGAATGTTCTCCTTTCCGATGATGGAACTGCAGTCCATCTTGGAAACAATGTAAGACTCCCTGCCAGTGGTGGAATTAAGGACTCTAGTGGGAATGATGTCCTTACAGAATCTGGTGGGAATATAAGTATTGCAAATGCTGGATTGAGACAAGTAGATTATTCTACAAATTCTTCTACAGCATTTTCATCGGGAGAGCCTGTTGTAATTACTCAGGGTTCATCTCCTACTGGATCTTTAGTAATCCATGACAATGTAAACAATGGAGGATGGCAAATCCTCCCAATTGGGACTGTTATTTCTGTTGCTTATAGTTCTGTCCCCCGTGGTTTTTTAAAATGCAATGGAGCAGCTATATCAAGAACAACCTATGCAGGGCTTTTTTCATATTTAGGGACTTCTTATGGGGTGGGAGATGGTTCCACTACTTTTAACGTTCCAGATTTACGGGGTGAATTTATTAGAGGTTGGGATGATTCCAGAGGGGTTGATTCTGGTCGTGCTATAGCACAAAGTCAAACAGATGAGTTTAAATCTCACACTCACACTTTTACTTTTAGAAATACTTATTCTGCCAGTGCAAGTGGTCAGAATAGGGATTCTATCCGCCATAGCTCTCCACAGTATCCTAATACAAGCGCAACAGGTGGGACTGAAACAAGGCCACGAAATATTGCCTTAAATTACATTATCAAATACTGATGATTATTCTGGATAACGCCCTACCAGAGAATATTTTTGAAAAAGTTGAAGATTTGATTTTAAATCAAATTGAGTGGTTTTACATGGAGGGAACGGCTTATGCCGTTAAGAGTGAGAATACAAGTATTTTTGACTACAGTTTTTATCATTTGGTATGGGATGAGTTTAGATCCAAAAGTGAAGCGGCAAATTTACTGATGCCTGTGATTGGTAAATTATTTGAGTCTGCAAATCAAAAAGTAAAATCTATTATTCGAGTCAGAATTGGGTTGATCCCAAATGTGGGTAAGAATTTTGTTCATGGTGGACATGTTGATTACAAAACCCCCCACAAAACAGCCCTTTTTTATGTTAATGATTCAGATGGAGATACTCTTTTTTATAATCAAATTTACAAGCCTGGTGATGGTGAGCCTTCTAAATCATTTAAAAGCAAAAAAGTTATTAAAAGGGTTACCCCAAGGGCTAATCGTTTTGTGTGTTTTGATGGTTTTCAGTTTCATTCAAGCAGTTCTCCAGTAAAACATAGCCGTAGAGTGGTTTTTAACATTAACTACCATCCTTTTTAAAAATAGAATATGTCAAAAACAGTTTGGAGTATTTTAACTGGTGAACCAGTTGTCGCAGATGAAAGTCCTTTAGAACCTGGAGTTTATCATATTCCTGCAGGTTCTGTAGAAATTGAACCTCCTCAGTTTAATTCATCAACTCATAATTGCGTTTATAATTTCATAACTGAAGAATGGGACGTAACCTTAAAGCCAATTATTTCAGAAACGCCAGATCCTATAGTTTACGAAGAGCCGGAAGATTTGATTGAGGAAATGCGCCAAATTAGGAACGGTTTGTTAGCGTCATCAGATTACAGACTTTTGCCTGACTATACTGGTTCTGATGTCGAGGCATGGAAAACATATAGACAAGAACTTAGAGATTTCCCTTCAACAAATCCAAATCCTACATGGAATCAAGAAACGGGAGAACTTGAGAACTTAAACTGGCCTACTGAACCTGGAGCATAAGCATGGCAGGAACCATTAAACTGGATGGAACCCAGTTCCTTGAAAAAGTAAACAATGAGTTCAAGATCACAAACTCAGAGCTAAAGCTCAAGAGTACTGGGAATACCATTGTGGACTCCAGTGGCAATGCAGTGGTTAGTGAGAGTGGAGGTGTTGTAAGCATTGCTAATGCATCTATTGGAATTAGGAAGGTCACTAGTGCTGTAAATTCTTCTAATGCTTACAACTCAGGAGAATTGGTTTCTATTGTAGATGGAAGTGGAAATCCAACTGGTCAAGTTTTTGTTCATGATGGATCTACAAATGGCGGAAGCTTAGTAAATAAAACTTTACTAAGATATTGGACAAACAATACTGCTAGAAATTTTGGATCTCATGCAGATAATATTGATACTTCTTTTAACATAGATCAAGTAGATCTTGATATTACTCCAAGCATTGGTTCAACACATTTTCATATTAAGTTTTATGCAGAAGTTGTGTTTTACCAAGGATGGAGTGGTGGAGGTTGGGGTGGTACAGGAACAATTGTTAGAATAGAAATTGATAATACAAATGTCCAAACGCAAGAATGGAGTTCTCAGGGATATGCAGGTCATTATATGGGAACAACCCCCTATAGAACAATTGAACACATTCATGACTCTACAAATGGAACTGCTTTTAATGTGAAATTTCACATTCCATCTAATTCTACAGTAGTTGGTTCAACTTGGTATATTTCTCATATTAATTATGAGATTTTTGAGTGGGGAGGTTCTTGGGGTAGTGACTCTACTCTTTATGTTAGACCAGGAGTTTAAGGTTAATTATGAAACATTCTATTTTTATCCCAAGAGACCCAAATTTTGTTTGGGGAGAGGTTTTTAGATCTATTTATTCAGATAAAGTTGACTGGAGTTTGTCAGGAAATATAACTAGAGAAAATTTTAGTTCTTGCCTTAGTTGGGATGAGAATAGCGAATATGCAAAACCAACTTATGATGAAATGCTTCCAGCGTTTAATGAAGCAATGAGTTCTTTAGATTTAAGAGATTTGAGGATAATTCGTGACTCATTAATAGAAGATACAGATTGGAGGATGACTACAGATTATCAAGGAGCAGATCAAGCAGAATGGGCCGCTTATCGACAAGCTTTAAGAGATTTGCCATCTAATTATCCAAATGCGACATTAAATGTAGATACAAAAACTTGGTCAAATGTAACATTTCCAACTCCTCCTGGTGATGATTAAAAAAATTGTTGTTATAGGTGGTGGCACTGCTGGATGGATAACAGCTTTATTTGTAGACTCATTTTTTAGATCAAAAAATCTTGATGTTGACGTAACTCTTATAGAGCCAAATAATAACAAACCAATAGGAGTTGGTGAAGCAACAACATCAGCTTTTTCTTTTTTTTTGGACTTTGTTGGTATTTCAAAGAGTGAATTTTTAAAGGAAACAAAAGCAACTTTTAAATATGGGATATTGCATAAAAATTGGTCATCAAATTTTTGTTCCTATTATGGCCCAACAGATGATCCTCATTTTTTTATACCAACTGAAAAAGATGGATTTGAATTTTTAAATGCTTATCCAGTAAGCATTGGAGAATCTGTTGCTAATCATCATTTATATACAAAAATGATGAAATTAAATTTGTCTCCTTATTATATTTCGGGTAAAGATATAAAAAAAAGTAATCCATATATTGAAGGATATCATTTTGATAATTTTAAATTATCGTCTTTTTTAAAAAGAAAGAATAGAAATGTAAGATTACTTAATGGCAGTGTTAAAGATGTTTGCTTTAATGAAAAAGGATTTATAAAAAATTTAGTTTTGAATGATAATCGTAAAATTTATGGAGATTTATTTTTTGATTGTACAGGTTTTAAAAAAGTAATATCTTCTAAAATTGAAGGTTTCAAATTAATTGATATTAAAAAACACTCAAAATTAAATAGAGCAATAGTTTTTCAAAAAGAAAATAAATATAAAAATCTTACACACACAAAGGCAACAGCACTAAAAAATGGTTGGGTTTGGGAAACACCTACACAAGAAAGAATAGGATCTGGTTATGTTTACTCTGATGAATTTTGTAACAGAGAAGAAGCAAAAATTGAATTAGATAATTTTTTAGGTTATAACTTAGAAAATTTTGAAGAAGTTAAATTTTCTCCGTTTATTCAAAAAAAACCTTGGAATAAAAATTGCGTTTCATTAGGTCTTTCTTGTTCTTTTATAGAGCCACTTGAGTCAACATCAATACATTCTTTGATAACAAATTGTCTTGAGTTTCTAAAAGCAAATAATTTACAGGAAGCTTCTTTTGAAGAAAAAAATATAAACAAATACAACAAAATTATAGTTGGACAACAATTTGATTTTTTAGATTTTATTAATATGCACTACCAAGGAGGTAGAAAGGATTCAAATTTTTGGAAATACATGAATAATGAAGGAATAACAGAAAGAAATAAAGAGATAATTAATTTGTCTAAAACTAAGTTTCTTTCTAAGGATGATCTTTTAAAGATAGGAATAAATAGTGTTTCAACAGAACTTTTTATACCAGTATTGGATGGATTGAATATTTTTGATAAAAAAGCAGTTAATAAACAAATATCAGAACTTAACATTAAAAATAAAATTCATAAAACTTTTAATGAGATTAATTTAGTTCATGAAGAAATTTTAAAAAAATCTATAGAATCAAAATCTTTTTTTAGTAGTTTTCTATGAAATACTTATTTATTGTTTCCTTACTATTTTTTGTTTCTGTTTCTTGTAGTGATTGGCCTACCAAGGACAATCAAGAAAATGAGGCCAACCCTATTGAAATCAATATTGATATCTATAATGAGAATAGATTGGATGAGGCCCCAGACAATGACACAATGGATGTTGATGTAGATAGCAATAGTGAAAGCGATAGTAGTAGCGATAGTAGTAGCGATAGCGATTCTAACAGCGAGTCCAGCAGTTCTAGTGATAATTCAACTTCTAGGTGGTTTTACCCAGTAGCTCTATAATTTCTTAGCATGGTATTTATTATGGAAGACATGGTCACAATGATTGCTGACTTAGGCGGCACCGTAGGGTCATTAGTGGCCTGTTTTTGGTATATTAAGTACCAGTCAGACCTCTTTACAAAAAGAGAGGAGCGCTGGATGTCAAAGGATGATGTCAATGACGAGGCCCTTCGATCCTTGATGAAGGAGTCCAATAGTCAATTGATGGAAGTAATGCGAGAGACCAATAAGATTTTACAAGAGATGAAGGTAGCGTTGAGTGAACTAAAAGAAACCATACATGCAGAAGCCCTAAGAAAAGGATAGGCAATGGGATCATTTTTAAATGGCAAATTTTCTTCAATTTCAAACGATTCTAATGATCCAACTTCAATTATTCGACCCTCTAGTGTAGGGAAGAGATTTCGGATTACAGACATATTGATTTGCAATACCAATGGAACAGATGCAACAGCATCCGTTTTGATTCGTGAACAAAGTGTTTCCAATTCTTCTGTAGTTGGAAGTTCTTATTTTATGATCAAGGACATGTTGGTTCCAGCAAATACATCAATAGAAATCATTGATGGGCAGTATCCTTTATATTGGGTAAGTGGAACTCCCTATTATGACCATTTGATGGGGTATGCTTCAACAACAGGGGTTGATTTGATTATTGGTTTTTACGAGGAGTGAGTTGAATGGCAAAGTACAAAGGAACGGCAGTACAGAGTCAAAAACAGGAATTTACTCAAACTATTGAAATTGACACCATTGATGGTGACTTAACCGTAACAGGAAATGTCATCAATTCTGTTGCTCCAGGACATGCAACACATTTAACCAATAAAAGTTATGTAGACACCCAAGTTTCTAACTTGGTGGATTCTGCTCCAGAATTATTAAACACTTTGAATGAGATCAGTGCTGCGATTGGTGATGATGCTACTTTTGCGACTTCAATTCAAACACAACTAAACGCAAAAGCACCACTTGCTAGTCCTACCTTTACAGGAACAGTCACTGTACCAACTCCATCGAATAATACAGATGCAACCACAAAGGATTATGTAGACACAGGATTGGCCTTGGGAGCACCATTATCCAACCCAACGTTTACTGGAAACGTAACGGTTCCAACTCCAACGGCAGATACAGATGCGGCAACAAAAAACTATGTAGACATCACTTCAACTGCAAAGGCAGCGGCACTCTCTATTGCATTGGGATAACTATTTGTGATACTTTGCTTTTTTGCAAAGTAATCCCAATGAGGAGGTGAATGGCCTTTCCAGATACAAATAACCCAGAAAAAGAACTCTCTCTGATAGACGAGATCAACCGTTTACGGAACCTATTGAGAGAGACTTGTCGTGAAAACAATTTATATGAAATCATTAGACAAGAGACCTTCCAGTTACCAACCCTACCTTTTTCTCCTCCCACTTGGCTCACCTCTGTCAATCAACAAAAAACGAAGGGAATTCCTACATTATTTTTGAGTGATTGGCATTGGGGAGAAGTCGTAAATCCTGCAGAAATTGGTGATCAAAACGAATACAACCTGCAAATTGCGCATCGCAGGGCCAGGAAGTGTTTTGAAGAGTTTTTAAGGGTTTACATTGAGGAGTATCGCAGAGATTGGGATGGATTGGTGGTATTGCTTGGAGGAGACATGGTGTCTGGAGACATCCATGAGGAATTGGCTCAAACCAATGAGTTTCCGATTTTACCAACAGTATTGGATTGTGCAGAGAAGATCTGTGCAGGAATAGAAATGCTTTTGGAAAGATTTGGAAGAGTCATTGTCTTTGGGGTAGTTGGCAATCATGGAAGATCCACAGAAAAGGGTCGTTACAAGCAAAGGGTGATCACAAATTATGATTGGATGATTTATTCATTAGTAGAAAGGCATTTTGAACATGATGAGCGTATTTCTTTTTCTATTCCAGACGGTAGTGATTGTCATTATTGCGTCTATGATACTAGATACCTTCTAACACATGGAGATCAACTAGGAGGAAAAGGCACAGATCCTATTCTAGGAGCAATGGCTTCCATTTCTGGTGGTGACAAGAAGAGAAGGCAGCGTCAACAGGAGATGGGTCAACCCTATGATGTGTTGGTTTGTGGACATTGGCATCAATTGGGAATGCTTCCCAAAAGGATCATCAATGGAAATTTAAAAGGAGTGGATGAATACAGTTATGGTCATGGATTTACTCCAGAAAGACCACAACAGGCCAGTTGGATAACAGAACTAGGGAAAGGGATTACCTCTATGAACATTATTCACTGTGATTAAGTTAAACAAAGAAAGAAAACACCCTGCCTATCAAGGCAAACACAAAACAAAGGAGAAGAAGCAATGGCCTCCCTCAAAGTACCCGAAAGCGTCAGGAAAGCGGCAAAAAAAGGATTGGAAATGCGTAGAGAAGCCCCAAAATCGCAAAAAGGAGGGATCACTAATCGAGAAGCAAAGAAACAGGGAATTGGATCTGGAATCCAAAGAGCAAGAAACTTGGTGCAAGGAAGCGTTTCTGAAAAGACAATCCCAAGAATGGTCTCATTCTTTGCGAGACATGGGGCCAACATCAAAAAGGCCCGTAGCAAGCCATCTGAGCATCGTAGGATGCGAATCGCAGACTTACTCTGGGGAGGTGCTGCCGGAGAAAGGTGGGCAAATGGTCAAAAGAGGAAATTGGAGAGAAAGGCTCAGAGTAGAAAGAAGAAGTGATCCAGAAAATACAGGACAAGTATAAGGAACGCATTGCCATTTGCGAAAAATGTGAGCACTGGAAAGAAGAGTTCAACCGATGTCGCATTTGTGGATGTTTCCTGACAGCCAAGGCCAGATTACCGATGTTTTCTTGTCCTTTGAAGAAGTGGGACAGGTATTCTCTTTGAGATACCTTCATTTTTAGGTTGTATTTTCTGAATTTACACGTTATAAAAGGAGCCAGGAGGCCCCTA